GCCGAAGGCGTCGGTGGAGCTGCAGAAGGTGGTGCGCCAGTACCTGGATTCGCTGGGCCTGTCCGTGCAGGGCATGCTGCGCAACCGGTGGAAGATCGCCCCGGCCGTCGAGGAGGAGCAGCGGGAGGAGCGGGTGGAGGCGCCCCGGCGGCCGAGTGCGCGTGACCGGCTGAGGGTCGTGCCCCGTGGCGAAGGCGCCTGACCCCGGCTTCGCCGTCGACTTCCCCACGATGTGGGTCGTCCCCGACTGGATCGAGCACCACTGCCCAGTGCCCGACGGCTTCCGGGCCGGCCAGGACCTGGAGCTGTACCCGTGGCAGCTGTGGTGCACGGTCAACCACTACCGCGTCAAGCCGACGGCGACCGTGGGGCAGTTGGCGCCGGCGTTCCACTACCGGCGCTCGCAGGTGGTGGCGCCGCAGAAGACCGGCAAGGGCCCGTGGTCGGCGACCATCGTCCTGGCCGAAGCCGCGGGCCCGGTCGTCTTCAACGGGTGGGCCCGCGGCGGCGAACGCTACCGGTGCGCGGATCACGGCTGTTCGTGCGGCTGGTGGTACCAGTACGAGCCGGGCGACCCGATGGGGACTCCGTGGCCGACACCGTTGATCCAGTTGACCGCGACGTCCGAGGACCAGGTCGCGAACGTCTACCGGCCGCTGCAGAACATGGTGAAGCTCGGCCCGCTGTCCGAGCGGCTTCGTGTGGGTGAGGAGTTCACCCGGGTCGGCGACGAGGGCCGTATCGACGTGGTGACGTCCTCGGCTCTGTCGCGGCTCGGCAACCCGATCATCTTCGCTCTGCAGGACGAGACCGGCCTGTACACCGATGCGAACAAGCTGCGCCGGGTCGCCGAGACTCAGCGCCGCGGTGCGGCCGGTATGGGTGGCCGGACGATGGAGACGACGAACGCGTGGGACCCGAGCGAGGACAGCGTCGCTCAGCGCACGTCGGGGGCGAAGGCCCGGGACATCTTCCGCTATCACCCGCAGGCGCCGAAGGCGCTGTCCTACGGCAACAAGCGGGACCGCCGGAAGATTCACACCGTGGTCTATGCGGGCTCGGCGCACGTCGACCTCGACGCGATCGAGGCGGAGACCGCCGAGATCATGGAGAAGGACCCGGCGCAGGCCGAGCGGTTCTTCGGCAACCGGTGCGTGGCCGGTTCGGCGGGCTGGCTGGACGGCACGAAGTGGGCGGCGAAGGCCAAGCCGCGCCGGGTGCGGCCGATGACGCGGATCGTCCTCGGCTTCGACGGCTCGGACATGGACGACTGGACGGCGATCCGGGCCGAGACGATGGACGGCTACCAGTTCACCCCGCTGTACGGGTCGAACGACGAGCCGACCATCTGGAACCCCGCCGACTACGGGGGCCAGGTCCCGCGCGCGGAGGTGCGCGCGGCGATGGACCAGCTGATGAACCGCTACGACGTGGTCCGCCTCTACGCGGACCCGCCGTACTGGGACACCGAGGTTGATGAGTGGGTGGACCTGTACGGCGAGGAGCGGGTGATCCGCTGGTACACGCGCCGCATGGTGCAGATGCACGCCGCGGCCGAGCGGCTGAAGACGGACGTGCTGAAGCGGAACACCGCCGACGGGCAGCGGGCGGCGGCGTTCACGCACGACGGCTGCGAGCTGACGCAGTCGCACATCGAGAACACCCGCCAGGCTGAGCGGCCGAGCGGCCTGTACGTGCTGCGCAAGGCCAGCCCCGTCCAGAAGATCGACATTGCGGTGGCGTCGGTGCTCGCGCACGAGGCGCTCGGTGACGTGATCGCGGCGGGCCTGGCCGAGCAGGAAGTGTCCTACTACTACGGCTCGTGAAGGGGGGCGCGGATGGCCACCCTGGCGCAGGCCCTGCAGTTGGTGTCCCTGCTGGAGTCGGAGCTGATCCGCAGGCGGTCGGAGATCGACCGGAACAACGACTACTACCGGGGCAAGCAGCCGCTGAAGTTCGCCTCCGAGGACTTCGCGAAGTTCCACGGGGACCGGTACAGGGACTTCTCCGACAACTGGGTGCAGGTCGTCGCCGACTCGCCGGTCGAGCGGCTGACGGTGACCGGCTTCCAGGCCTCCGGCGCCCAGCGGGCCGATAAGGACCTGTGGGAGGTGTGGCAGGTCAACGGCCTCGACGGGGACTCACAGTTGGGGTTCCTCGGCGCGGTGAACTCGGCACGCAGCTTCGTGCTGGTGTGGGGCGACCCGGACGACGAGGACACCCCGGTCGTCACGTTCGAGGATGCCGCGCAGTGCATCGTCGCCTATGAGCCCGGCTCCCGGGTGAAGCGGCGGGCGGGGCTGAAGCGGTGGCAGGACGGCAACTGCGACTACGCCACCCTCTACCTGCCGGGCGAGCTGTGGAAGTTCGAGCGGCCGCTCGCCGGAGGGAACAAGAGCCCGCAGATGGCCAGCGTCGACGAGGCGATGCGGCTGTGGGTGCCGCCCGGCGAGGAAGCCCGGCGCCGCACCTGGGAGCCGCGCGACGAGGAGCAACTCGGCGAGCCGAACCCTCAGCCCAACCCGATGGGCCTGGTGCCGCTGGTGGAACTGCCGAACAAGCCGATGCTGGTCGATGACCCGATCAGTGACGTCACCGGTGTCGTCGCGATGCAGGACGCGATCAACCTGGTGTGGGCGCAGCTGTTCACCGCCTCCGACTACGCGTCGTTCCCGCAGCGGGTGGTCCTCGGCGCCGAGCGGCCGATGATTCCGAAGCTGAACAGCGCGGGGGAGATCGTCGGCAAGGAGCCGGTGGATCTGGCGAAGTTCGCTGTCGACCGCGTCGCGTGGATCACCGGCAAGGACGCGAAGATCGCCGAGTGGCAGGCTGCGAACCTCGCCGCCTACACGCAGATCATCGAGACCGCGGTGGGGCACCTCGCCGCGCAGACCCGCACCCCGCAGCACTACCTGATCGGCAAGATGGCGAACCTGTCCGGGGACGCGCTGCTGGCCGCCGAGACGGGTCTGGTGAAGCGGGTCGACGAGAAGAAGCTGTGGTTCGGCCAAGCCCTGCGCGAGGTCGCCCGCCTGATCTACCTCGCCCGGGGCGAGACGACGAAGGCGAAGGCGATGCGTGCCGGCGCGGTGCTGTGGGCGGACTCCGAGTCCCGCTCCTACGCCCAGCTCGCCGACGCCCTGGTGAAGCTGAAGGACATCGGCTTCCCCTTCGAGTGGCTGGCCCTGCGCTACGGACTCACCCCGACCGAGGTCGCCGACGTCGTCGCGATGCGGGAGCGGGAGGCGGAGATGGACCCGATCGCCGCCGCCACCCAGATGCTCGCCCAGCGCTCCTCCCCGGGTGAGGACGTCGTCGAGGACGAGGGCGACGCCGAGCCGGACGAGGCAGCGGCGTGAGCGTCCCGGCCGAGGCGCAGCAGCACCAGGCCGAGCGCGCCATGCAGGCCGCGACGACGGCGGCCGCCGTGCGGGCGGTCTGGGGCAGCGTCGACCCGGAGAACCTGGAGGCGTCGTGGCTCACCCACGCCGTGGTCGCCGCCGAGCTGATCCGGGCCGGGCAGATCGCGGCCGCCTCGACGGCCGAGGCCTGGCTCACCCAGGAGACAGGGCCCGGCGAGGGCACCGTCGACCCCGCCGCGGCGGCGGCCGCCACCGGGGACCTGACCGGGCCGCTGCTGTATCCGCTGCTGGTCGCGCTCAACCGGCTGCGCCGCGGGTTCTCGGTGGCGACGTCGATCCTGTCGGGGGCCGCGTTCCTGGAGATGGTGACCCGCTCCCTGGTCGCGGACGCCGGGCGGATCGCCGACATGGCCGGGATGATCGCCCGCCCGCGCGTGGTGTCCTACGTGCGCGTCGTGCAGCTGCCCGCGTGCGCGCGCTGCATCATCCTCGCCGGACGCGAGTACACCCTGTCCGACGGGTTCCAGCGCCACCCTCGCTGTGACTGCACGCTCGCCCCACGCCGCCCCGGCGACACCTGGGAACTCGCCTCGCCGACATCGCTGTTCGAGGACATGACGGCCGCCCAGCAGCGCCGCGCGTTCGGCGAGGCCGGCATGAAGGCGATCGCCGCCGGCGCCGACATCGGGCAGGTGGTCAACGCCCGCCGCGGCATGACCACCGTCACCCGCTACCGGCGCGAGGTGAAGGCCACCACCGAGGGCACGACCCGCCGCGGCCTGTACGGCTCCCGGCGGGCGAAGTTCGAGAAGGTCCCCGGCTCGAAGCTGGCGCGCGCGAAGACGCCGCGGCTGATGCCGGAGGAGATCTACCGCCTGGCCGACGACCGCGAGCACGCCATCCGGCTGCTGAGGAAGTACGGCTACATCGTCTGACCGGGCGCAACGCCCGGCCCTTTCACCCGCAACGGGAGACACCACCATGCACACGCGCACTCTGCCTCGCCATGCCCGTACCGGGCTGCTCGCCGTCGGGTGGCGCAAGGCCCGCCCCGGCGAGGACGACACCGAACTCCACCCGATCTGGCCCATCCTCGGCGGCGCCCCCGACGAGGACGACGACCAGGACGACGACCAGGACACCGGCGACGCGGGCGAGGGCGACGACGGGCAGGACGACACCGGCGACGGCGACGATGGCCAGGACGACGACGACAGCGACCCCGAGGGCGCCGACCAGCTCGGCGACAAGGGCAAGCGCGCTCTGGCCTCCATGAAGGGCCGGTGGCGCAGCGAGCGCGACAAGCGGCGCGAGCTGGAGCGCCGCCTCGCCGAGAAGGACCAGAGTGACGGCGATGACGCCGTGCAGAAGGCGACCGCTGCCGCAACGGCCGCGGCCAACACCCGCATCCTCAAGGCGGAAGTCCGCGCCGCGGCGGCCCGCAAGCTGGCCGACCCCCGCGACGCGCTCAGGTTCCTCGACCTCGACCAGTTCGAGGTGAACGAGGACGGCGAAGTCGACGCCGACGAGATCGCCGAGGCGATCGAGGACCTGCTGAAGAACAAGCCCTACCTGGCAGCCGCAACGGCCAAGAGGTTCCAGGGCACTGCTGACGGCGGCGCACAGCGCAAGGCAGGCCGGCCCAAGCAGCTCGGAGCGAAAGACCTCAAGAACATGAGCGCCGACGACATCGTCAAGGCCCAGGACGCGGGCCAGCTCGACGACTACCTCGGCGCCGGCTGACCCAAGGAGGGCCACAGAAGATGGCTATCACCCGCTTCCGGCCGGAAGTCTGGAGTGCGCGACTGCTCGTCGCCACCCGCACCCGGCTCGTCTACGCCCAGCCGGGCGTCGTCAACCGCGACTACGAGGGCGAGATCGAAGAGTCGGGCGACACCGTCCGCATCACGTCGATCTCCGACCCGACGATCGGCACGTACACCCCGAACTCCACGGTGATCACACCGGAGGAGCTCACCGACGCGCAGCGCACCCTGCTGATCGACCAGTCGAAGTACTTCGCCTTCAAGGTCGACGACGTCGACAAGCGGCAGGCCAAGGGCAGCGTGATGCCCGAGGCGATGAACCGCGCCGCCTACGGGCTCGCCAAGGTCGCCGACTCCTACGTCGCGAACCTGTACACGCAGGCCGCCGCGGCGAACCAGCTCGGGACGGTGTCTGTCACCACGGCCGCTCTGGCGTACACGCAGCTGCGCATGCTGAAGCTGCGGCTGGACGAGGCGGACGTGCCCGACGAGGGCCGCTACGTCGTCGGCCCGCCCTGGTACTTCTCGCTGCTGCTGGAGGACAGCAGGTTCCTCGACGCGTCTGCGTCCGGGACCACCGAGCCGCTGCGCAACGGCTTCGTCGGCCGCACGCTCGGCTTCAACCTGGCGCAGTCCAACCAGGCCCCGAACCCCACCGGCGACGACTTCGTCGTCCAGGCCGGAGTGAACGGCGCCATCTCCTACGCCGAGCAGATCAACAAGACCGAGGCCTACCGGCCGGAGTCCAGCTTCTCGGACGCCATCAAGGGCCTGCACCTGTACGGGGCCAAGGTGATCCGCCCGACCCACATCGCGACGCTGCTGGCGTCGAAGACCTGAGAGGAGCGCAGCCGCTATGGCACGCACCGCTGTCGCCTACCGCAACCTGGTGCCGAACGGCTCCCTGAACGGGGCCACCGGGCCGACGACCGTGGACGCCACGCTCGTCACCAACGGCGTCGTCGTCGAGGACGCCGTTCCGGAGCTGACGCTCATCCGCACCACTCACACCGACGGCGCCGCGCACGACCTGATCGTGCGCGCCGGGGACAACCCGCCCGCGCTGGCTGCCGGGCAGGGCGACCTCACCGTCGAGGTCGCCGCTACCTCGGGGGTGAGGTACTTCGGGCCGTTCGAGTCGGGCCGGTTCCTGCAGAACGACGGGTCGATGCACATCGACTTCGAGACCGGCTACGCCGGGACCATCGACATCCTCCGCATCCCGAGGAACACCTGACATGGCAGAGACCGAGACCATCTCCGTTCTCGGCGAGGGCGGCGGCATCCACGCCATGGACCTGCCGCTGCCCGAGCCGATCCAGGACCGTCTGACCCGGGGCATGCTGCGCCGGGTCAACGAAGACGGCTCGCCGTACATGGGCGGCGCGGACACGGACACGGACGCGGTCGTCGAGGACGGCGGCGATCCGGCCGCGCCTCCCTCGCCGGACGGGCGCCCCCCGCAGGCCGCCCCGAAGTCCGAGTGGATCGGCTACGTCGTCCGCCTCGGGAAGCTGTCGGCCGAGGACGCGGCGAACTACACCAAGGCCGACCTGATCGACCTGGCGACCTGACGGGAGGCCACCGTGGCACTGGACCCTCTGGCAACGGTGGCCGACCTCGAGGCCCGCGGCCTGACCATCGACGCCTCCGAGACGGCGGTCGTCGAGACGTTCCTGGCGGAGGCCTCGGCCGCCGTGCGGGAGGCGGCCGGCGTGCCGATCAGCCAGACCACCTCGACCCTCGCCCTGGAGGGCGCGGACAACTCGCAGTGGCTGACGCTGCCCGGCCCGCCGATCCTGTCCGTCTCGGCCGTCGCCATCGACGGGGAGACGGTCACCGACTGGCGACTGCGCTCACACCAGCTGTGGCGGGCGGCCGGCTGGTCGCCCACCTGCGAGCCGTCCGAGGTCACCGTCACCCAGCTGCACGGCCTGCCCGAAGTGCCGGCGGACCTGGTGGGCCTGGTGTGCCGGATCGCCGCGGCAGTCCTCGTCCACTACCGGGCGCAGCCCGACGGCGAGGGCCTGGCCGCCCGTGACGTCCGCGCCGAGCGGATCGGGGACTACTCGGTGACCTACGGCGACAGCGGCCGCATCACCGAGATCGAACTGCCCGACTATCTGCGCGAGCAGCTCGCCGCACGCTTCGGCGGCGGCATCACGCTGGTGAGGTCGAGGTGAGCCGCATCGGGCACCTGCTGAACCGCCGCGTGGAGGTGTGGCGAGAGACGTCCGCCGACGACGGCGGCGGGGGCCAGACGACGACCTGGATCCACGCCTCCACCGTGCGGGCCCGCAAGTCCCAGCCGTCCGCGCGGGAGCGGACAGCCGCCGACCAGGCCGGCGCCGAACTGAACGAGACCTGGTACTTCAGCCCCGGCACCGACGTCCGGCGGCGCGACCAGCTACGCCCGCCCGGGCGTGTGCTGAAGGTCGTCTCCGTCTTCGAGCCGTCCGAGGACGGCACCTACCTGCGGGCGGACTGCACGCTCGTCCAACCCCTGAACGGCACCACCACGTGAGGAGTCCCCGATGGCCGTCCTGACCGCACAAGCCATGCCGCTGGGCGGGCTGCAGCCGACCTACGCCGCCGCTGCCGGAGGCGGCGACCAGGCCCCGGTCGGCGAGAAGCTCGTCCTGCACGTCCGCAACGACGACGCGTCTTCCAAGACCGTCACCGTCGCCACCCCCGGAACCGTCGGCGGCCTCGCGATCGCCGACGCCGCGCAGACCATCCCCGCCGGCGGCGATGCGTTCATCCCCCTGAAGTCGACCTACCGGGACCCGGCCACCGGACGGGCCGCGATCACCTACAGCGCGGCCACGTCCGTCACCGTCGCCGTCCTGCAACTGCCCTGAGCCCATGGCCCGGGTGCGGCTGGAGGGCCTGCAGCGGGCGCTGCGCGCCGTCGCGCGCGTGCCCGAGGCGATGCGGCAGGCCCGCAACGACACGCTCCGCGAGTGGGCCGACAACGTCCAGAACACGGCCGGAGAGAAGGTCCCCAGGGACCGGGGCGAGCTGTTCCAGGCCCTCGACCAGCAGGTGAACAGCCACTTCGGCCGGGCGGACGTCGGGGTGTGGGAGGCGGACCAGCTGGAGTACGCCCTCTACGTCGAGAAGGGCACCTCGAAGATGAACGCCCAGCCCTACCTCGTGCCCGCCTTCAACGAGCACCGGCGGCAGGTCACCCGCACCTACCGCGCCGCGTTCCGCCGGCACATGGGAGGGAGGTGAACCGGGTGAGCCTGAACGACTCCTGGCTGAGGCAGCTGGCCCGTGAGCGCGAGCGCCTGGCCGACGCGGAGAAGAAGGCGGCCGAAGCGCGGGCGAGCATCGCCCGGCTGGAGAAGAAGCTGGCCAACGCCAAGCAGCGAGGGAGGGGCGGGTGACGACCGCGCTGTGGCCGCTGCAGCTCGCCGTCGTGCAGCAGCTGCGCGCCAACGCCCCGCTGACGGCCCTGGTGACGGGCGTCTTCGACGAGGTCCCCGAGGACACCCCGCACCCCTACGTCACGGTCGGCTCGATCACCGAGACCGTCGACGACGCCCACAACCAGCGCGGCCTGGAAGCCCAGATGGAGCTGCACATCTGGTCCCGCTACCCCGGCTACAAGGAGGCGGCCGACATCCTCGCCGCCCTCGACGCGGTCTTGGACCGCCAGCCGTTGACCGTCAGCGGCTTTCGTGACGTGTCCGTCGCGCACCAGCAGCACACCGAGCTACGCGACCCCGACCCCGACATCCGGCACATCAACGTCAGCTATCGCGTGTGGCTGACCAAAGCGTAAGGAGGTCAGACCGATGGCTGGTCTGGACGCTTTCGGCACCCAGCTGCAGCGCGGCGACGGCGCCACCCCTGAGGTTTTCACTCCCCTCGCGAACGTCACCGACATCACCCCGCCCGGCATCGAGCGCGAGACCCTCGACGTCACCGCGCACGACAGCGAGGACGCCTGGCGGGAGTTCATCGGCGGCCTGAAGGACGGCGGCGAGGTCGAGATCGACATCAACTACGACCCGCGCGAACACGACGCTCTGATCGCGGACTTCGCCGACGCGGTGCCCCGCAGCTACAAGGTCGTCTGGCCCGGCACGCTCGGCAACTGGGCGTTCAAGGCGATCCTGACGAACTTCGAGCCCGAGGCCCCGCACGACGACAAGCTCGCCGCGTCCCTGACCTTCAAGGTGTCCGGCAAGCCCACCATCACCACCGGCTCCTGAGGCCGCGAGCAGCGCACACTGCGCCGCTCACCACCGTCCCGCCGCAATGGCGGACCGAGAGGGAGAACAGCCCATGACGCAGTACCTGTCCGCCGAGCAGATCCTCGGCGCCGACGACCTCAAGTACGAGGACGTCGAGGTTCCCGAGTGGGGCGGCACCGTCCGGGTGCGGGAGCTGCCGGGCACCGAGCGGGACAAGTTCGAGTCGCAGTTCGTCGGCAAGGACGGCGCCTCGATCCGGGCCGAGGGCCTGGAGGGCTTCCGGTCCCGGCTCGCCGCCGCGGCGATCGTCGACGCTGAGGGCCGGGTGCTGTTCCGGTCGGTGGCCGAGACGAAGCGGCTGGGCGAGAAGTCCGCGGCCGCGCTCACGCGCGTGTGCGACGTCGCGGTCCGCCTGTCGCGGATGAGCGAGGACGACATCAAGGAACTGACGGGAAACTGAGGGCGCGGCCAGAGCGGCAGTTCTACTTCCGCCTGGCCGCGCACCTCGGCGCCCGCTCCGTGCGCCACATGCTCGCCGACATGGGCTCGGCCGAGCTCGCCGAGTGGCGGGCGTATGAGCAGATCGCGGGCCCCCTGGGTGGGGTGCGCGGGGACGTGAACGCGGCGATGATCTCGGCCGCGATCGTCGCGGTGAACCGCGGCAAGGGCCAGCGGGCCCCGAAGCTCGCCGACTTCATGCCGCGCTGGGACCGCACGAAGGTACGCAAGTCGCCCGAGGAACTCTTCCGGGCGGCCATGCTCGCCAACTCCGCTCTGCAGGGGCGGGTGGTGGCCAACAACTGAACAGCTGAGGGGGTGATGGCCGGTGACCACGCTCGCCTCCATGACGGTGCGGCTGGGCATCGACACCGACCAGCTGCGCGAGGGCGCCGAGAAGGCGAAGACCGTCCTGACCGGCCTCGGCAAGGGCGTCGCGGGCCTGGGTGTCGGTCTGCCGGTGGTGGCCGCGGTCACCGCCGGCGTCGGCGCGATGGCGGCCTCGTTCGTCTCCGCGGGCGTCGCAGCGAAGGCCTTCCAGCTCGCCGTCGGCCCGCAGATGGAGGCCGTGGCCGAGGTCGCCACCCTCGCCGAGGAGGCCGAGAAAGCGGCGGCCGCCGGCGCCGAGGACGCGGCCGAGAAGCAGAAGGCCTACACCGACGCCCTCGCCCAACTGCCCCCGGCGACGAGGGCGACGGCGAAGGAGTTCATCGGCCTCAAGAAGGACTTCTCCGCCTGGTCGGACAGTCTTTCCGGCACGACGATGCCGGTGTTCACCAAGGGCCTGCAGATCGTGCGGCGCCTGCTGCCACTGCTCACCCCGTTCGTGAAGGCCGCGGCCGGTGCCTTCAAGGAGTTCCTCGACGAGATCGACAAGAGCACCAAGGGCAAGGGCCTGGAGAAGTTCGCTGACTCCATGGCGAAGATCGCCGGGAAGAACCTCAAAAGCTTCCTGTTCGGGCTGAAGAACATCGCCGTCGGGATCGGCGGCATCATCAAGGCATTCCTGCCGCTGTCGACCACCATGTCCGGCGGGTTCGAGGAGTCCACGGCCGCGTTTGCCCGCTGGGGGCAGAGCCTGTCCGGCTCGGAGGGGTTCGCGGAGTTCATCGCGCTCGCGCGCGAGGGCGCCACCACCCTGGGCCAGGTCACCACCGCGGTGTTCAACCTCGTCGTCGCCCTCGGCCCGCTGATCGGGGTGACCACCCAGGTCGCCCTGGTCCTCGCACGGATCATCAACGCCTTGCCCCCGGACGTGCTCTCCGCGCTGGCCACCGCCGCCGTCTCGGTCGCCATCGGGATGAAGCTGTGGGCGGCCGGCGCGAAGGTGGTCGCCGTTGCGAACACGGTGATGGCGTCCTCGACGTACCGGGCGATCGCCGGGTGGACGCGGATGATGGCCGTCGGTATCGGCGCCTACGTGCGGATCGCGGCGGCCGCCGTCGCCTCCGCCGCCCGCACGGCCGCGGCTTGGGCCGGGGCCGCGCTGCGCTCCATGGCCACCTTCGCCGCCTCGCTCGCCCGCACCGCCGCGATGGCGGTCCGCACGTTCGTGATGATGGCCGTCCGAGCGGTCATCTGGGCCGCGACCATGGCCGCCTCGTGGATCATGGCGATGGGCCCGGTCGGGTGGATCATCGCCGCCGTGGTCGCCCTGGTCGCGCTGATCATCCTGTACTGGGACGAGATCAAGGCCTTCACCGTCGCCGCCTGGAACGCGATCTGGACGTGGATCAAGGGCATCGCGCAGAAGGTCTGGGATCTCTTCCTGAACTGGACGATCATCGGCCTCGTCATCAAGCACTGGGACACGATCAAGTCCAAGACGGTGGCCATCTGGAACGCGATCGTCGCCTGGGTGAAGAAGATCCCAGGCTGGATCTTCAACGCGTTCCTCAACTGGACCGCGCTCGGGCTGCTGATCAAGCACTGGAACTCGATGAAGTCGGCCACGATCAGCCGGGCGACCGCGCTGATCGCCTGGGTGAAGGGCATCCCTGGCCGGGTGAAGTCGGCCCTGGGCAACCTGGGCAACGTCCTGGTCGGCGCTGGCCGTGCGCTCATCCGCGGCTTCATCAACGGCATCAAGGGCATGATCGGCTCCGTCAAGAGCGCGGCTGGCAGCGTGGTCTCCGCCGCGCGCGACTTCTTCCCCTTCAGCCCCGCGAAAGAGGGACCGTTCGCGGGCAAGGGCTACACCCTGTACTCCGGCCGCGCCCTGGCCGACGCCTTCGGACAGGGCATCCTCGACGGCACCCCTGGCATCCAGTCCGCCCTCGACGGCATGGGCGACGTCCCCGGCCTGCGCCTGGCCAGCCGTGCCGGACGTACCGGCGGCCCGGCGGCCGGCGCCGCTTCCACCGTGCTCGTCGAGGTCTCGGGACCGGAGGCGGTCAAGCGGCTCATCCGCGCGATCGTCGTCAAGGACGGCGGGGGCAGCGTTCAGAAGGCCTTCGGCCAGCCCACCAGCAGCGCGTAAGCGCCGACCAGGGAGGAGGCCTTCGTGGCGTTCCCCAGCACCCCCCTCGACATCCGTACCGAGCTGCAGCTTGACGGGGTGTGGACCGACATCAGCGGCGACGTGTACGTGCGGGACGTCAAGGCGATCGACCACGGGCGCCGCGACATGGGCGCCCGTACCGACCCCGGCAACCTGACGCTCACGCTGAACAACCGGGACGGGAAGTACTCCACCCGCAACCCGGCCTCGCCGCTGTGGGGGCTGCTCGGCCCGAACACCGGCGTCCGCGTCTCCGTGCCGGGCACGACCCGCTACCTGGAGCTGACCGGCGCGGACGACTCCTACGCCTCCACCCCCGACCATGCCGCCCTCGACATCACCGGCGACCTCGACCTGCGGTGGGAGGGCGAGGCCAACTGGTACGGCCCCGGGGCGCAGATGCTCATCGGCAAGTGGGGCGGGTCCGGGCAGCGGTCGTACCACATGCGGATCCAGGACGGCTCGCTCTACCTCAGCGGCATCACCAACCTCGGCGAGTCCTACTTCGTGTCGAGGCCGCTGCCCGCGCTGCCGGAACGGGCAGCGCTGCGGGTCACCCTCGACGCCGACAACGGCGCCGGCGGCTGGGCCGTCGCCCACTACTGGGCGCCCACGATCGCCGGGCCGTGGACGCAGATCCACACCACGTTCACCGCGGCGGGCACGATCACCACCCATATCAGCACCGAGCCACTGCTCATCGCCCCGGCCCAGCCGACCGCCACCGTCCCGCGCCGGGTCGTCGAGGGCAAGGTCTACAAGGCCGAGGTCCGCTCCGGTATCGGCGGCACTCTGGTCGCGGCCCCGGACTTCACCGCGCAGGCCGTCGGCTCGACCGGGTTCACCGACTCCGCCGGCCGCGTCTGGTCCTACAACGGCACCGCCCGCATCTCCGACCGCGCGTACCGGTTCCACGGCGAGATCTCGACCTGGCCCAAGGAGTGGGTGCCCGGCGGGGCGGACGTGTGGTGCTCGGTGGAGGCGGCCGGTGTGCTGCGGCGCTACGACCAGGGCACCAAGGCTCTCAACTCCACGCTGCGGCGGCGTATCCCGTCCGCGAACCCGATCGCGTACTGGCACTTCGAGGAGGACCGCGAGGCCTCGCGCGCCTACTCGCCGATCACCGGCGTCCAGGCGGCTGCCGTGACCGGCGTGGAGTGGGCCGCCGTGGACACCCTGCCCTCCTCCAAGGCGCTGCCGAAGCTGACCGCGGCCGCCACCCTGTCGGCGGTCGTCCCCGACGCCACCGATGGGCAGTGGCAGGTCGAGCTGGTCTACAACGCCGACGACAAGGCGCCGCCCGCCGCGGGCCCGCGCGCGGAGTTCCTGTCCGTGACCACCACGGGAACGGTGCGCCGCTGGATCATCAGCATGCGCAAGGACAGCATCGCCGTGACCGGCTACAACTCGGCCGGAACCGACATCATCAACCAGTCCGTCAGCGCCACCGAGGACATCTTCCACGGCTGGTTCCGGCTGCGCCTGTACGCCCAGGACCTGGGCGGCGGCCAGATGGAATGGGTCATCGGCTGGACGAACGTCAACGGGGGCATCCTGCAGCTGCCCAAGACCATCACCGGCTCGCCCGGGCATGTCACCGCCGTCACCGCGAACTGGGGCGCGCTGACCGAGGGCTGGTCGATCGGGCACCTGGCGGTGATGCCGACCGCGGCGAACACCATCTACGACGGATCCGACACGGCTTTCGCTGGTGAGACAGCCTGGCAGCGGCTGCTGCGCCTGGCCACCGAGGAGGGCCTGCCGATGGCCCGCATCCCCGGACGGCTCACCCCCGAACGGGTCGGACCGCAGCGCCCCGACGAGCTGCTGGAGCTGTTCCACGAGGCGGCCGAGGCCGACGGCGGCATCCTCATCGAGGACCGCGACCGGCTCGGCCTGGTCCTGCGCGAGCGCTCCAGCATGTACACCCAGGAACCGCGGCTCGTCCTCGACTGCAACATGCCGGGCCTCGACGACGAGGGCCTACGCCCCGCGGAGGAAGCCGACTTCGTCCGCAACGACATCACTGTGAAACGCTCCGGCGGGTCGGAGGGCCGCGCCGTCCAGGCGACGGGGAAGTTCGCCGTCGACCGGATCGGCTCCTACGACACGGCACCCGAGCTGTCGCTGTTCGCCGACACCCAGACCGAGCCGATCGCGTACTGGCTGCTGCACCTGCTCACCTACGACGGCGCCCGCTACCCGTCGGTCACCGTCATGCTCCACAAGCCCGGCGCGCAGGGGCTCATCGAGGACGTCCTCGCGTTGCGCGAGGGCGACCTGATCCGCATCACCAACCTGCCCTCCTACGTCGAGTGGGAGGACCTCGACCTGATCGTGCAGGGCTGGCACGAGGAACTCGACCTGCACCGCTGGGAGATCACGTTCAACTGCTCGCCCGGCGGCCCCTGGCGCCTGGCCACGACGAACGTCATTCACGAAGCGTTCGAGGACGCGGCCTACGACGTCACGATCACGAACGGCGGGAACCTCCCGTGGACGCGGACGACCGCGCAGGCCCATTCGGGCTCGAACTCCCTGCGCTCGGGGGCGATCGGCAACAACCAGACCTCCGACGCCGCCCTGCTGCTGCCCGCGGCGGCCACGTCCCTGTC